GAAAAAGGTTGCCGAGGAAGATGCACTGCTCGGTGTATCCATCACAGGACAGGCACAGAACTGGCAGGGAATGCAGAGCTGGGATATTGCAGAAATAGCAGACATGACCAAACTCTGGAACAACGAGCTGGCCAAAGAACTGGGCATAAATCTTGCAGCACGTATCACGACAACCAAACCTTCGGGCACGACTTCGACTGTGCTTGGTACCACGGCAGGCATCCACGGAGCCTATGCACCACACTACCTACGCCGCGTCCGTATCGCCAAGGATGACCCTATGGCAATCTATTTACAACAAAAGCTACCAAAGGAACTCGTGGAAGAGGACCAATTTCAGCCCTCTCTCCTGTGCATCGGCTTGCCCATCAAGATGTCCGGCATTGTTGCCAGCGAGGAATCCTGTCTCGAGCAGCTTGAGCGAGCCAAGTTCGTCCACCAGAACTGGATTAAGCCAGGCCATAACCGTGGACCGAATACACACAACGTCTCGCTTACTTGCTACTACAAGGATGGACAGGACAACGAGGTACTCAAGGACTGGATGTGGGAAAACCGCAACTCCTACTCGGGAATCTCCCTCCTGCCGCAGGACACGCACACCTACATACAGGCTCCCTACGAAGCAATCTCCGAGGCCAAATACCAAGAGCTCGAGTCAAAAGTACTTGCAATCAATCTGGACTTAGGAGAAATTCGTTATTGGACAGACTACGATTCACGCCAAGAAGTATCCGGTTGTGAGGGAACCCTTTGCAGTCTGCCCGAGAAAGGTTGAATGAGCGAACAGCCAAAGCAGGTCCTTCTTATTTACATTAACTCCTTCATCCACTGGGTCGGGTACTATTCAGTACTCGGCCTCATCCATTCCTACAGTGTAGTCCCAGGCTGGATTATATTCCTACTGTGTATCTTTGGCTTACTCATTCTGCCTCCCATTTTCCGCATAGCAAACAAGGGCGAGGAAGACGATGAGTGACAAGAACCTAAAGAAGATGGTACTGGCACTACGTAGGCTCGACAAGATTGAGCGCAGCTCTGCCATTGACCCGCACAATCTGGACGCCAAACCTAGCGATAAGCAGCAGCAAATCCTTGAGTCCTTTGGTCAACATAAGATTACCATTGTACGCGGGGGCAACCAGTCAAGCAAGACCACGCTTGGCGCACGCACATTTAGCTGGATGCTTACGGAGACACACCCCTTCTGGCAACGACCTGCAGAGTGGGGACAGGAGCGTCTACAGATTCTAGTCTTAGGCAAGAGCGGTAAAATTATTGAAGAGTCACTCTACTACCGTATCAAGAGTTACATTGACCCCTCAGAGCTCCACGAATTCCGTGCAGGGAACATCCTACAAAAAGTCGTACACAAACCTACAGGCAACACAATCCTGTTTCAATCCTACGAAAACGTGAACCAAGCCCGTGAGCGTATCCAATCCTACACGGCACACGGCGTCTGGATTGACGAAATGCCCAACTCACTGGAACTTTTTAGCGAGGCCCTACGACGTATCCAGGCACGCGACGGCTACTTCTGGGCTACCTTTACACCCCTCATCGTCAACAACGAGATTCGCAGCTTCTGTGACCACCTGCCGGAAACGCAGGGCAAGATGTTCAAGATTCACATGTTTGACAACCCACTGTACACAATAGAGAAGCAAGCAAAGATTCTCGAGGAAATGTCCCTGTACCCAGAGCACGTCCGTAGATGTCGTCTCGAGGGTGAGTGGATGAGCGTAGAGAACGCAGTCTACTACTTCGACCCGGAGAGCATGGTACGCAGTCTGCCTCCGCACTACAGTCCAGCGTGGCGCCACGTAGAGAGTTCAGACCCTGCGGCACGCAGTGCGCACGGCCTCACAATCTGGGCAGAAGACCCAAGCAATGGTCGCTGGTATTGCGTCCGTGCAGAGTACCTCTCAGGGCTACGGGACACCGACGAGTACATCGTAGCCGTCAAGATGCGCACTCAGGGACTAAACATTGTCCGCCGCATCTATGACTCCGCCTGCCCCTGGTATGCCGATGCAGCCGTCAAGCACGGCCTACACTACACGCCTGTAGTCAATAAGGCCCACCGCAAGCTGGAGATGATTAAGGCCATGCAGATGGCACTGGGACAGCAACTTTTCCTAGCCCCCTGGTGTCAGGACCTCGTAGCTGAGTTTACCAACATGCATTGGTCAGACACGGCAGACAACAAGATTGCCAAGAGCCACAAGTACCACCTTCACGATTCGGCTGTATACTTCCTAGATTGCATGCCAAAGTTCGAGGGAGTCACCTTCACGACCGATTACTGGCACGACCTCCGTACGGCAAACCAGAAACGTAAGGTAGCAGAATATCAGACGAAGCAGCAGGGGCCACTAGCCCCGCGCCAACGTCAAGGCATCAAACATAGAGGCCGAGTCTGGGGGAAGCCATGGCGGTAGGTTGCTTACTCTTTTCTCTTGTGTTATTCTTACTTGCAGGTTTCTATTGGCTTGCAGCTCGTCGCATGGTAAGACAGTCTCAGCGACGCCTGCGCCGAGTGAAAGAAATACTTCAGGTCAGTCGAGGTAATCGAAATGCGCGAGAAAGAATGCGGCTGCGAGAAATGTCAGGCAGGAAAGAAAAAGTCGGGCAAAGGAATGGCCCTCTCCATCGTTACCGTCCGGCGGCTCCCAATGCCCGCCCGCAAGGCAACCAAGGGCGAAAAAAAGCCCTAACTAAGATTTACGGAGGCATCCGATGAGCCGAGTACGCCTGCAGTGGTGGAACAATCCTGAGCAAGTCAAACCAGAACTTGCTCGCCGTCTTCAGTTTGCCAAGCAGGCACGTGCCCGTCAGGAAAGACAATGGGAAGAGAATGAGCGAATTGTGTATGCAACCCGTGCTTCGGGCATTGCAAACTCAGACGTATCCGTAAGCTTTGATACGGACGGCGAGGCTGCAGCATACCAGAACGACCAGACGTCTGCCGATATTGCCATCAACCGTGTTATGAAGAATCTGCGCTTTATCCATAGCCAGATGTCTGCCAACCCTCCTACAGTCATTGCCCGTCCAGCTACGCCTGACCCAGGTGACCGTGCAGCTGCCGATGCAGCCGACCGTCTAGTACGCTACGGCATTCGTCAGTACAAGCTGCAGGAGCGCAAGGACCAACTCAACCTACAGACACTCGTCTATGGCTCAGGCTTCGTCAAATGCATGTACGACCCAAACCTGGGCGACATCGTATCGTACGATGAGCAGACCGAGGAAGTGGAGATGGGCGGAGACATCAGCATCTCCAACCCTTCAGTATGGAACATCTTTCCAGAACCAGCAGCAACCTGGGACGAAGTGACGCACGTGTTCGAGCAATTCGACATGCGTTACGAGGAAGCATCCTACCTCTTCCCCGATAAGCTTGAAGCCCTGGAAAAGTTTCGTCAAAAGAACTCAGAAGAAGAGTATACAAATGACTACGCAGGCAGCAAGTCTTCCGTAGCCAACAAGTTCCGCTACGACTCAGTGCGCGTCTTCCAATACTGGGAGAAGGGCACTCCGATGAATGGCATGCAGGGACGCTACTGCTGGTGCCTCGAGGATGGAACCTTGCTGACCGCGCCATCTGTAAGCCCTCAACGGTTTAGCCAAAAACTCAAGGACGGAAGTCCAGGACCCAAGCGTGCACATCTCCCTTACCAAATCCTGACAGACATTGATGTACCAGGAACCTACTGGGGTATGAGCATTGTGTCCTACGCAGGACCTATGCAGGATGCCAAGAATCGCATTGACTCAGTCATGCTAGACATCCTTCAAGCACACGGTGTAGCTCGACTTGTTCTCCCAGAATCTGCCGAAATCTCAGATGAATCCATCACCAACTCAACCTGGGATGTCATCAAGTACTCAGGCTCCATCCCGCCAAACTTCATGGAACCACTGCCCATGCCAGCTGCTCTGCCCAACATTGCAGACCGCATGGACAAGGGTATCGACGATGTATGCGGAATCAATGAGGCCGTGATGGGCGACGTCAAGCGCGAGACATCGGGCTTCAGTCTCCAGTACGCAACCCAGCAATCCAACATGATTCGTAAGCGTCTATTCAATAAGGACATCGCAGTCGTCGAGTGGCTCTACAAAACCTATCTCTCCCTCATCGTAGAGAACTGGAAAGAGACACGTACAATCAACGTACTAGGCAAAGAGAAAGCATTCGAGTCACTCAACCTGTCTGGCTCGGACATTGCATCAGGCTTTGATATTGTTGCAGAATACGGCGCGTCTCTCTCGCTCGACCCAATCACACGTCGCGAAGAGATTCTGCAGATGATGCCACTCTTCCAACAAGCCGGCGTATCTCCCCGCAAAATGCTCCAGCTCGTCAAGCTGGCTGAGCTCGAGAATGCTTACGACCACCTCGAACTGGCAGAGACCCGCCAGCGCGAAATCTTTGAGCAGATGCGCATAACCGGCGAGTACATCGCACCGGAGGAGCTCGAAGACCATGTCAACATGTTGGCATTTGCATACACTTACCGTATGACTGCGGAATTCAAGTACCTCAAGGATACGACCCGCAAACTTATCGAGCAACACATCACGGAACGTGAGGACATGGCAGCCTCCAAGGTTGCAGGAACAGCACCTGCCGCACCCGGCGGAATGCCCCCACCTGGCGGCGGCGGAATGCCCCCACCTGGCGGCGGGATGCCTCCACTCCCCGGTGGCCCAGCGTAAATGCTTGACACCGCACTCGTAAATACATATTCTAGTTTCGTGCTATCCAGGATGGTCTTGGACGCACGCTAAACCCGCAAGGGACAAGTTCTACTATCCTTCCAATGGGACGTAGAAAGGAGAATAAGGTATGTCTGGTCAGCCAGAAGCAGCAGCTTTCCCAAACATCTGGGGCGGAGCAGGAGAAGATATTGCAACGGTCGGAGGCAACTCGGTTGCCGGCGAACCCGGTGTAGACGCTTCTTCGACAGAAGGCCCATCACCCGTCGACATCGACTCACCGGAGGCTCAGTCTGCTCCAGTGGACGTCGAGGCCGAAGCACAGGCAGGTTCAGAACAAACCGCCAAGGCTGACGCATCTGAAGGCGAAGTCGAGTACATCGACCTCACCGACGAGACCGGACGCAAGCGTCTTAAGATTGATTGGAACAATCGGGATGCAATCAAGAAGGCCATTTCCATGGCAGCCGGCGCACGCAAGTGGCAGGCAGAACGTGACCAACTCAAGGCAAAACTGGAAGCCCAGGAAACTTCCTCCAAGGATGTGAAGGAAGCATGGGATGCAGTCTCGAATGCCTATGAGACTCAAGGAATTGAGGGATTGGTCGACCTCCTTGCGGCAGAGCAAGGTGCATATCAGAAATGGCTAGGCAGTCAGCTTCAGAAGGAATTGGCAAAGCGCGATGCCTCCCCCGATGAGCTGGAACGTATTCAACTCAAGGAAAGACTGGACAAGATGGAGCGGGAGCGTGCTGTCGAAGCAAAGCGCCTCAAGGACCGCGAGGAAGCCGTCGCCAAGGAAAGAGCGGCAGCCGAGGAAGCACAGCTCCAATCCATCGTCAACCCAGCCTTTGACAAGGTCCGCTTCGCTGGAACTCTCGGAAATGAGCAACTCGAGGACAGACTTGACCGCACGGTCTGGTCAGAAGCCATCGACATTCTCTCCAGCATCGAGGAACAGCAAGGCAAACAAGCAGTCACTCCAGCAGTAACTCGTAAGGTATTTCAAGAGGTTGCAGAATCACTTCGTGGTGCACTCCAGGTGAAGGCACGCGAAGAGGCCGCCGCAGCCAGTGAAACCCGCAAGGCTCAGGCCGCTACCAAGGTGGCAGCTAAGGCCCAGACAGTACAAGGGAGTAGACAAACTGATTCGGAATCATTTAAGAAGAACATAGCTGACGGCAATTGGTCTGCAGCTTTGGCCAGCATGTTGTCTGGCAGAGTAAAGTAAAACAGTCCACAGCTTCCTTAGAGTCGCTGTGAAAAGGAGTTAATTCATGGCATATAGTCCTATCGGGAATCTACCACTTGGTCAGTTTCTCCAAATCGCATTCACCCAGGGCGTGTTCAATCAGTTGAACCAAACTTTCCCCGACTTTGAAATGGTCAAGAAGTTCCGCGTTGGCGACCCCAACTGGCGTGAGCAACGCTTCTTGCTCCAGACTTCACTCGGGCCTGCAGCCGTTCAGTACCGCAATCCTAACTTCAGCCAAAAGTTCCCAAATGCTCAGCGCATCGGCGTTGGCGAGAAGGTTGCTGTAGCTAAGGAAATCGACGCTACGGTTGAGATTGAGTATAACCTCTACAAGAAGGCACTCAACAGCCCACTCAAGTATGCAGAGCCTCTCGCTCTCGAAATGCAGTCGAAAGCTATTGCAGCTAAGCGCCGTATCGCAGCTGACCTCTACGGAGACGGCTCGGGCGTTATCGGTACTGTAGCTTCTGTTGCAGTTTCCGGCGGCAAGTTGGAAGTGACGCTCAGCGCACTCTCTACTGCACGTGGCCACATCGGCTTCTTCGAGTACGATGACCTCGTCCTCTTCAAGACTCCAGCTGGCGCTAACCAGGCAGTGACTGTCTCGGCAGGAACTGTGGCAGCTTTCCGCGTTGTCAGCCGTAGCCGCAAGACCGACAAGGTTGTTGTGGAAGCAGTGGACGCAGACGGATTGCCTTTGAGCATCACTGCAGCAAACGACGTCGGCGCAACCGACCTCATCTACCGCGCAGGACAGGAAACCATTCCAGACTTGACCGCAGCTATCGCTGACTGGGGAACCCTCACGGAAGTATTCCCTGGCCTCGAGACACTCCTGGCTTCGGACGGCCGCGTGGTTCACGGAATCAACATGAGCGGTGCTACAGCTGGTACTGTCGTTGACGGTGGCGGTTCTGGCGGACTCAGCCTCAGCCTGGTTCAGGAAGGCATGAGCAACGCTAAGGTTGCAGTTGGACAAGGCATCTACAAGTGGTCAATGCTGGTTGCTTCTCCTGAGCGCCGTGACGACCTCATTGAATCGGCTGAAACTGACCGCCGCTTCATGGTT